CAAGATCTGCATGACGTACCGCCAGATGGTTCAGGCGTTCGGTGAGGACGCCATACCGGACGGTATCAAGAACCAGTCCAAGACGTCGTCGATGCAGAAGTACGAAGTCCTTCATACCTGCGAGACTAATGAGAAGTACGACCCCGACAGCGCGAATCCCGAGGAGCGCAAGTACATCTCGTACTACATTCTCAACGAGTCGCAGAAAGCTATTCTGGATCGGACAGGGTATAGCACATTCCCGTACTCGGTGTCACGCGACTGTAAATCGCCACGCGAAATCTACGGTCGCGGTATCGGCATGGCAACGCTTCCCAATGTGAAGATGCTGAACCAGATGAAGAAAACGCATATCGAAGCTGCGCACATGAATGTGCGTCCACCGCTTCTCATGCGCGACGACGGCTCTATCAATACAGTGGATATTCGTCCTGGACGCACAATTGTTGGCGGTATTGATGCGAACGGGAACCCGACCATCCAGCCACTTAACCACGGCGCACGGTTCGACATTTCAGAAGTCAACCTTGTCGCTGAACAGAACAATATCCGCGAATGGTTCATGCTGGATCTGTTCATCAACAGCTTGGAGCGCGAGGCCACGGCTACAGAGGTTGTAGCACGTAGCCAAGAACAGGCACGTCTGTTATCGTCGATGTCTGGTCAGGAAGAAACCGAGTCGCACTCCGTAATGATAGAGCGCGAGATCAATCTCTTGAACACGATTCCCGGTATGCTCCCCGAGATGCCTGGCGAACTAATCGAGGCTGGTGGTGAATTCCAGATCGAGTTCTCTTCTCCGTTGGCTTCGTCGCAGAAATCCGATGAAGCCCTTGGAGCCATGCAGACGTTCCAGACTATCGCGGCTGCGGCACAGTTCGACCCGTCGATTATGGACCGCTTCGACATGGACGCCTACGCGATGGTTATCTCCGAGGCCAATGGGACTCCGGCGAAGATTATGCGCGGCGATGAGGATGTTGCCATGATTCGCCAGCAACGCGCACAACAAGAACAGATGATGGCTGCGGCACAGATGGCACCTGGCGTTGCGAAAGCAGGGCTTGATGTGGCGCGAACCGAAAAGACGATGAGTGAGATGTAATGACCAAGGAAGATTACGATGGGATTAAGCGCAACCGTGAACTCGTCAAGGTATACCGCGAAGCGTTTGACTGGAAGGGCAAGCCGTCCGACCAGACACAACCGTTCCTTGATGACCTAGCCAACTTCTGTGGCCTGAACCAAGCCAAGTTTGTCGGCGACGAACACGACATGATAAAGACGCTTGGGCGCATTGAAGTCCTTGGGCGCATTAACTTTTTTCTGAATCGACCTCAAAACGAGATCGACGCAATGGATAAAATCATAGAAGAATGGGAGACAGATGATGGACGAGCATAGCGAAGCAGTAGAAACATCAACAGAGGCAACAAAGGCGTGGTACGACGGGCGCGACTTACCTGATGAGACTATCGGGTATATCCAGACCAAGGGGTTCGACGACCCCGTCAAGGTGCTGGAGTCGTACCGCAACCTTGAGAAGTTCAAGGGCGTCGACGAGAAGCGTTTATTGAAGCTGCCCGAGGAAGAGTTGCCCGAGAACATGGGCGACATCTGGAACCGCTTGGGCCGTCCCGAATCGCCTGACGGCTACGAGATCGAGGCTCCCGAGAACTTCCAGATCGATAGCGACCGTGTATCCAAGTACAAGCAGTTGGCGCACGAAGCCGGCATCTCGAACTCCGCGTTCAAGAAGCTGTTTGGTCAGTTCGTAAAGGACGAGATTGAGGGCGGCTCTGCTTTCGAGGCAAGCCTCGCCGAGCAGCGACAGAAGCAGGAGATGGACCTCAAGCGCGAATGGGGTCCGAAGTACGACGAGTCCGTGTTCCTTGCTGAGAAGGGCATCCGTGAATTGGGCCTGTCCGACGAGGCCAAAGAGATTATCATTGCTGGTATGGGCTACGACGGCGCGATGAAGGCGTTCAATAAGATTGCCCATGCTATCGGCGAGAAGGCTTTTGTCGACGGCGAGAGCAAGTCAGACTTCGGCACCACGCCTGAGATGGCTAAGTACGAGAAAGACCAGCTATTGCAACGGGCGCAGAGCGACCCAGCAGTCCGCAAGCAGTGGGAGATTCAGGCTGGCCCCGAGTACTCGCGCTACAAGAAGTTGATGGACATTATCCACGCTGGTTAAGAATATGATTGTTAGATACTAAACAATCCAGATCCAGCTAATTAACTTCTTGACTTGCACGAGATGATGTAGTATAATTACCACGAATGGAAAAGGTCATGCGCCCCCATTGACGCTACGGGAAAGACCGAGAATCTCGGCCCCGCTCTGCGGATAAGCCAAAACTTAGATCAATTTAACTATGGCTTAACAATGGAGGTATTCAGCAATGGCTGATTCTTCAACCTACAAACAATATGTAGAGACGTATACCGATTCTCTGCGCCTCTTGGCTCAACAGCAGCCTTCCCGCTTCCGCAACGCCGTCAGTGTCCAGTCCGTCAAAGGTGAAGGTGTTGCCTTCCTCGAAACGATTGCACCGTCTGAGGCTCAGGAAGTTACGACTCGTTACGCCGACAAGGTGAACATCGAGCAGACCCACAACCGTCGTTGGGCGCACCCCCGTAAGTTCGAGTGGGGCGCGATGGTCGAGGATCTTGATAAACTCAAGATGAACATCGAACTCAACGGCCCTTACACGCGTCAGGGTAACTTCGCAATTAACCGAACCATCGACGATGAACTTGTATCGAAGTTCTTTGCTACCTCTCTTATCGGTCGTAGCGGTGGCGACTCCGTAGCTTTCCCGACGGGAACCAACGTGGTTGCTGTGACCGAAGGTGCTGGCGCAGCTACGGGCATGAACGTAGACAAGCTGCTTGCGGCTCGTGAAATCATCCTTGGTAACGAGGTTGACATCGACGACCCGATGAACAAGATGTACTGCGCCATCTCTGCCGCTCAGGAACGCAACCTGCTTGAACAGGTCAAGATCGTCAACAAAGACTATCAGGACCAGGCGGTTCTCTCGGGTGGCGGTACGAGCCTGAAAGAGTGGTTCGGTATCAACTTCATCCTTACCGAGCGTCTTGACGTCGATTCCAACTCTTATCGCCGCAACCCGTTCTGGTGTATGTCCGGCATGGGTCTTGGTATCTGGCGCGATGTCACGACTGATGTTGTGCAGAACACGACCATCACAGGCAACCCGTTCCACGTAACCGTAAATGCCGTTTTCGGTGCGACCCGTCTCGAAGAAGAGAAGGTCGTCGAAATCAAATGCTCGGAAGCATAGGAGAACTAACCAATGGCTAATCAGAATTTTACCAATGTGGCTCTCTACGAAGCCACGCCCCCGCGACTCGCGGAACGATATGCTGGCGGTAGTTCCACGCTTGTTGTAGCAACTGACACGATGGAAGTCACGGCACTGGCTACGGATGACACCGTGGTTCTCTGCCGTATTCCGGTAGATGCTATCATCACCAGCTTGCAGATTGCTTGCGACGACCTGGCGACGACCTCTATCACCATCGACCTCGGCCTGTACGAAGGGTTCACGGACGGTGCTGCAGCTTCTGCTGTGGACGACGACTGCTTCGCTACGGCTGTCAACGTCGACGGCGGTGTTGCGTTTACCGAGTATCGCTTTGAGGCCGCCGACATCAACACGGCTGGTCAGCCTGCATGGGAAGTCGGCGCACTTTCGGCCCGTCCTTCCTACGGCAACTTCGACCTCGTGCTGCATGTGAACGCAGCTTCCGGCGGTCAGGGCGGTACGCTGTCCTACAAAGTCGAATACCTCATTAACGGCTAAGCCCCCATCATCCGATAGGGCGGCGCGGGTTTCTTCCTTTCCCCGCGCCGCCCGAATCGGAGTTCCACACTAGGAGAAAGTAATGGCGACACACTACATCCAGATGGATCGTGGCGAGACTGCTGGCGAGGCTACTACGGGAACTGCCGCTCCGACGTATTCTAGCGGATATGATAAAGAGGGTACGGTGACATGGGACACAACCACCGTAACCACGAAAGCACTTCTAATCGACAGCTTCCGCAAGATCAAGGAAAACATTGCTCAGAGTATTTTGCGTAACGGTGGTGGAACAGACACTCGCAAAGGGTATTACGTAGGTATCGACGACACTGTTGGCGAAGTCGGCTATGCAAGTGGAAGCCTGACGACTGGTAGCGGTAAGGATGTTACCTTCGAGGGTCAGTTTATTAGCGATACCTACGACAAGAATGTGATCCTACAACTCGCCGAGGATCTTGAGGACGCTATTTCGCAGATGAACTTTCCGTTGGGCTAAATGTCTCTTATCACAACCGAAATAGATGTTATCAATAAGGCTCTGACGCTTCTCGGCGACAGGGTCATTTCTTCACGTAGCGAGAACAACGAACGCGCTCGTGTGATGGATACTATCTACGATAACACACGCGACCGCATCCTGCGCGAGTGCCCGTGGAACTTCGCTGTGAAACGGTTGAAGCTGGTATCGAGCGGCACTCCGGTATGGGGCGACTTCGGGTATCTATACCCGTTGCCGACCGACTTCTTGTATATGATGGAAACCGACGGCTCGTCGGACTATACCATTGAGGGCGGCAACATTCTGTCTGACGCAACGAACGGCGTGGCTGGCGGTACACTCAGCATCCGCTACGTCTCGCGTGTAACCGATGTCAGCCGGATGGATCCGTTGTTCGTCGAAGCACTTGCTTTCCGCTTGGCGTATGACGCCTGTGAAAAGATTACGCAGAGCAACACCAAAAAGGAGTATTTGTTCCGCGAGTACGAAACCACGATGACTCGTGCGAAACGATACAATGGACAGGAAGATAATGGCAATTACTATGTCGAGGACGAGTGGATTAAGGCGAGGATCTAGCCATGCCTAAGGCTTCGCCTATACAAACTTCGTTCAACGGGGGCATCCAGACACCGCTTCTGGATGGTCACATCAATGCACCGCGCAGAGACTCTTCGTACAAGGACTCTGTCAATCTCGTGCCATTGAAGCATGGCCCCCTTGTCCGTCGTGGTGGCACGACACATATCATGGCGCAGCGTTCTACTGCTGTGACCCGCTCCGAACTCATCCCGTTCATCTACAGCGACACGCAGAGTTACATGCTTGAGATCAGCGGCGACGAGTCCTATGGCTCTATCCTTCGCGTGTACAAAGATGATGCGCTTGTTCTTAACGCAGACCAAGCCAGGACGATTAGTGACATATCGTTAAGTAGTGGCGTGGCCGAGGTCACTGTTACGGCAACACTTCCCGCTGGCTCATACCTTGCTGGAGCCATCGTGTTCTTCGATGGTATTACGACGGCAACAGAACTTAACTACGGCTATTACAAGGTAAAGGAAAAGACGTCGACGACCACGTTCACCTTGACGGACTATAATGGCGACGACATAACTACGCTCAGCACAGAGGGCGCAACCGCCGGAACAGTCACGCGCCCGTATAATGTCGTACTGCCTTATGCGTCTGGCGACCTGTTTACTGCTGACGATCTGTTCCGAATCGAGTACGTACAGAGCAACGACGTCATGTACTTGGCGCACCCCGACTATCCTCCACAAGTTCTTACGCGAAGTGGTGACGCATCATGGTCTGTCGAGGCCATAGACTTTGATAATGGTCCTTACTTCAATAACGAGACAGGAATCTACCTTACAGACTTCGTCGAGGATACTGCTGGTCGAGTGTTCGACGTGAGAATGGATACGGCGACCTTCTCTAGAACAGATACGGTGTTCACCGCTTCAGTGACTGGCGTAACCCTTGGTTCGACAACCGTTATTGGCGCGACATCACACCCGTTTATTGCTGGCGATATTGTAACGATTACGGGTATAACTGGTACTGCCGAACTCAATGATAGAACCTTTGTTGTTGCTTCGCCCGTGAACGCAAATGACTTTGCTATCGAAGAGATAACCAGCGTCACAGATACTTCTGATTCGACTGCCCTAGTATCGTCGGGTTATACCGCATGGTCGTCTGGCGGCACAATCACTTCATTTGGTACTCAACGACTGATGCAGATTTACTTCGAGAATACTGGTACACCAGCTAAGGCTAGGTACCGTTGGGGTCGAATCAGCGACTACACAGACTCAACCAATATTAAGTTCACTATCGACTCAGACAAAAAGCGAGTCGGTACCTTATGGTATTCTAGTGCAGGGAACCCCGACGCGGGAGATCCATCATCCACTACGCTCGGTGGAAATAACGGAGAAGGTGAGGACTGGGCTTTGGGCGCGTACTCGCTGACCACGGGCTACCCATCAACGGTCAGCATCCACGAGGGGCGCGTATGGTTTGGAAGTAACGCCAATGAACCGCGTCGTATGGACGGCTCAGCTACGGGTCGCTTCTCACCTGAACGAATAAGCTTCCAGCCATTCAATCAGGAAGGCGAAGTCCGCGACAACCACGCTATCAGCATCTCTATTGGTGGCGGTGACGGCTCTCCAATTACGTGGTCTGAGTCCACACGCAACGGGCTTGCCGTGGGAACAACGAACCGTGTAGGCATGCTGACGACAAATCAGAATGCAGACGCGATGACCCCTGGGAACGCGTCGTACAAGGTCATCTCGACGACGGGCTGCTCGAAGCTGAAGCCGTTCCAGATGGACAACTCGCTTATCTTCCTGAACAAGGTGCGTCGTCGCCTTCACGAGTTGGCTTACAACATTCAGTACGACGGCTATGTCGCGCCCGACATGACAGAACTTGCAGAACACCTGACGCGCACAGGCATCAAGAACATGGCGTATCAGCAAGACCCGCTTAACACGCTTTGGGTCGCGCTTACAGACGGCAGCTTGATTGCGCTGACCTACGAGAAGAACGCCGACGTCGTGGCTTGGCATCGACACGTACTTGGCGGCACTGACGTCAGTGTGGACTCTGTTGCTGTTATCCCGAGTACAGACGGGTCACGCGACGTTCTGTGGCTTGCCGTGAGCCGTACAATTGACGGAACCACCAGCAGTCACGTGGAACAGATGACGCGCTGGTACGAGGACGACATGGCCCTCAGTGATGCTTGCTACTTCGACGACAGCGTTTCCTACTCGACGACGCTTAATGTTATCACGGCAGCCACGAAGGCCGACCCGCTGGTCATCACGAAGGCAAGCCATACGCTGTCTACTGGCGACATCATCATCTTCGAGAACGTGTCCGGCATGACCGAACTCAACGGCAGATACTTCAAGGTGGCGTCGACAACCACGGACACAGCTACGCTTGACTACTTGGACAACACCGCTGTTGACTCGACGGACTTCGGCACGTTCGTCGCCAATACCACGGGCGGCTACCGCGTATGCACCAACACGTTCTACGACCTTAACCATCTTGAGGGCGAGACGGTCGGTGTGTATGTCGATGGAAGAGCGCACAGCAACAAGACGGTAACAGACGGTATCGTCACGCTCGATAGCGGTCGCTACGGTGCCGTGGTGCAGATTGGCTTACCAGCGACTTGGTCGTTGGACACCCATAGACTCGAAGCCGGAGCAGCAGACGGCACGGCGCAGGGCAAGATTAAGCGCATGGAAGAGGTTATCGTTCGCCTTAGAGAAACGCTTGGCTTCAAGTACGGCCCTGACACAAGCGACCTCGACGAAGAGATATTCACGAACGCATCGGTTATCGGCGTACCGCCCACATTGTTCACGGGCGATGTATCGCTTCGATGGAACGGCGGCTACGAGCGGGAGGGCTACATGCACTTCGAGAGCGATAGCCCGTACCCCGTACAAATACAGGCTATTATGCCCAGCGTGAGTACACAAGATTGAGAGTAGAACCTTTACAAGAGTGGCACATTATGAACCTCCCGATTCAGGAAGGTCAGAAGTGGACGTTCGACTACATAACCAAGGAACACTTCTACAACTCTATAGTTGAATCAGGCCCAGCTTTCGCGCTCCTCGACGACCGTAACGTCGTCTTGGGTTGCGCTGGTGTATGGCAGATAGAGATCCATCGAGGTATCGCTTGGGCCATGATTTCTGCTAGAATAGGTACAGACTTCATACATTTTCATAAGGCCGTCAAACACTTCCTTGATGAGTGCAAACTACAGAGGGTCGAGATGGCAGTGGAAACAAACTTTAAACAGGGCAGTCGTTGGGCAGAGATGCTTGGCTTCAAGAAAGAAGGGCTTATGCACAACTACTATCCAAACGGCTCAGACGCCTACTTGTACGCGAGGGTTTAATTATGGGTTACGTGGCTCCTATCATAGCTGGTGCTGGTCAGGTCATGGAGGGTATTGGCGCAAATGAGGCGGCGAAGTCTCAGTCCAATCTAATCGGAAAGCAGACGCGCAACGATGTGCGCGAAATGAAAACAGCGTACAAGAACGAACGCGGGTCACAGATAGCACAGGCTGGTGCGTCAGGCGTCGAGTTGACCAGTGGCTCGTTCGGCAACGTGTTCGCAAACAACGCAGTCAACATGGCGAAGTCCGTAGCTGACCGCAGATACGCTGGTGCTGTTGCCCAAGCACAGGCTGAACAGGCTGGCAAGAACGCACTAATCAGCGGTATCGTCGGTGGCATCGCCACTGGGGTTGGCGGGATTGGTGCAGCCAATTTCCAGAAACGTATGCTTGAACAAAAACGCGGCTTGCTTTAGGAATAATAAATGCCTAGAATCATTCCTATACAGGGTTCCAGTATCCCAACCAACGTGACGCCAGGTCTCGGGTCGGCTATCGGCTCTGCACTTACGAACGCCGTGTCGCCGCTCTTACAGCAACAGGCCGACATTCGATTCGAGGAAGAGAAGTTCCGACTCGCCGAGGAAGAGCGGCGGCAGAAGCAGGAAGCCGTTAATGCGGTCATCGACAAGAATGTGTGGCGTCAGCAGTTTGAGTACGACGTTCGGAAAAACCATAACCCCGAGGACTACTTTGATGTCTTTGATGCTGGCGAGAACGAGTATGACCAGTCGGTGCTCAATGGACGCTCTCAGACATTTATAGAGACGTATAAGAACAACGACAAGATTCCGCGAATTCAGGCGATGGGTACTATGGGTACAGCTATGCGTACCGACATCCTTGATCGCGAGAAAGCTAATCTATCAAACCAACTCGATAAGGCTGTTGGCGCATATTCAACGAGTTCCGTTGTCGACACGAGTTCATTTGAGATGATTAAGGAGTTATACTCGGAGAACGGTATAATCCCGCCCGACGACCTTGACAGGATTATCGAAGCATCCATCATGGACGCAAAAGAGAATCGTGTGTACGGCTTAGTTAATAATGGAGACTTCGACTTCGCACGTGAGTTCTTGTCTGATGCTGGATTCAGCGAAAAGCGAAATCGCGAGTTCGATAACATAATCTCTATCGAAGAGAATCGCGCAAATGCCATTGCTCTTGCCGATGAGTTCGACGCGATAACTACGGTAGACAACACTGTATTTTCTATGGCTCAGTCTGGTGCTACGTATGGCGAGATAGAATCATACGTAATACAGAACACAGCACCAGACACTATGGCTCGTACACTGTCAATGAAGGCGTTAGAGTCTCGCATTACAAAGCCAGAGGATGCGGTTAATCAGACAGAGGAGACGCTTGATCGTTGGCGGGAGCAAGCCAAGGAACTTCTTGTAACGGAAGAATCATCTAAGGCAGTCTTTGATGCAATAAGCGAAATCGCACCAGAGGGTTCACCGCAACGCGATGTTATGATGCGTTACGCAAAACAGTTTATTGAGCAACCCGAAGTTGTTACACAAGAACTCGGGCCAGCTATGGCTGTTACGGAAGCATTTAGCAATAACAACCTTACTAAAGCAACAGACATTATTTCTTCAACGCCACAAGACACTCCAGCAAGGTTTGCCGCCGAGAAGGTGTTTGAAAGCAAGGTTGGTATGAGTTATAGTGATTGGTCTAATAGGAGTGATCTACAAAAATCGCAAATACAAACACGCATGTTCTCTCAGTCGCTTGCCGATATGAGTTACGACATGAAGTCGTATATATCGAACAACAAGTCAGACGGTTATGCGAATCTGAGTCCCGAAGTCCTTCGAGGCAAGATGCAGTCGATGTCTATCCTGAAATCAGAAATGGACAGGGCTTACGAGTCTGGTCTAATATCGCCCGATAATTACGGTGAACTCAACTCGAACTATATGAAGGCTGTTATTGACTCGTCTAATGCGCTATACCGCAAGTCACCCGACGAGATTGATAAGCTGCCATACACGCACCTTCAATCAATGGTTGATAAGACATACAACGATCCATCCATACCGTTCCCTGTAAGGCAAAGATACAGGGAGATAGTATTTTCGAATCTTGCAGACTCGAATAATGATATGTTTTCAATACAGGATTCGGGCAAAAAGTCTGAGGTCATCAACAGGGCCAACGCTACGGCATCTCAGTTTAGTGCCGATGCTCTTGTTCAGGCATACAAAAAGTATGGCCTCACAGAGGAGCAGACGAGAGCCACGATGAAGGATATTGGTAAAGAGGCATTTCTTCCAAATCCGTTTGTTGATGCAAAATCATTCTATGACAGTACAAATGAATTCGGTATAGCATCATCATCTGATATAGAAGCATACCTAAAGAAGTCTGGACGCGGATATACGCCAGAGGAGCGTCAAGCATTTAATGACGCATACAAGGCTTTTCTTCGCGAGGGTGTAATAACACCACCGAAGAGTGGACTTTCCTTTGCTGGGGATGTCTATAAGAATGGGTGGCTAGTAATGTTTGAAGCTTTGAAGCCAGCGTTAAATCCCAAGATGGATGACAACAATGTATTTGTCCAAGACTTCCGCAAGTTAGGCAAGAATACAGGTGGGAAGTAATGCCTAGAAATCTATCAGACGATGTCCTCGACAGGGCTGCGACCGGATCTATCCAGGGACAGAGTCCAGTCATTAACGCGAACGTACAGCACCTTATGTCGGGTGGCAGAGTTACAGACATCTACGGCGCGACTCCGTTTGATGATAATGTTTTCCTCGACTGGATCGGTGCGCCAGGTGGACTCGCCGATGTTAGCCAAATCAAGAAGGCACTTGGTACGTCATTTATCAATATGACCACTGGCGTAATTGCTACTCTTATTGATGAGGTTGTTGACCAAATAGAAGATGATGAGCCGACCAAGGTAGATATGCTGAGAGACTTTCGCGATAATGGTGTAGACCTTCAAAGTCTTACCGAGTTCGCTACAAGTTTCGTAATCGACACATCGCCGATACCAATCATGCCAACAGAGATGCGGAACTTTGTCAGCGATGCTATTGAGAAAACTGGCGCGGCGGAAGTGTTGCGAGAAACAAGTAACGGTATCAAGAATTGGAATCAGGAGTTCTTGGCGCGTAACGATCTCGCGCTTGGCCCCGACGAGGAGCCTACGCTTCTGTACAATATTGTGTCTGGCGGGACATCACTATTGGCATCGCTTGGTCTTTTGCTTTTAACAAAGAACCCGCAATTAGCAGCAACCGTTCTCGGAACAGTGCAGCAGACACAAGCGTATGAAGCGTACATGGCGGCTGGCGAAGAGGCAGACAAGGCTCTTGCCATGTCGTTAGTAGAGGCCGCAGTTGTTGGCTGGCTTGAGATGGTCGGTCAGGGTGTGTGGCTTAACAATGTTATCGGTAGAGGAAGTTCCCCATTGCGCGGTGCGCTTCGTGGCGGTGCGGTAAACTTTCAGGAAGAATTCTCACAGGCGGGTGCTGAGGAGTTTTTTAGAAAGATTGGCGGAATAAACGACAACACAATGATGGAATCGTTCGGCTCAATGCTGGGCCAAGGTATCGTTGGTGGTTTGTCTGGTTCTCCGCTCGGTGCCGTAACTGGGCCAATGGAGATGAAGGGTATTCGTAAGGCTGTCGATGGCGGCGACTACCGAGAGGCTTTGGCTGAGACGGTTGCTGGCAGACTCATAGACGATACGTCAGCAGAACTTGAGTTCCGTGTTGACGCCATGAGCGGCGAGGCTAAAACGGAAGCTGGCAAGCAATTGTCTGGAGTGTTTAACCAAATCATCGACATAGCCAAAGCATTTAACGATGGCGTAGATATTCAGGAAGTATACAAGACAAAAGAACAGCAGGAAGCTTTTGTTGCCGACATCATCGACCGCGCAGGAAAGTCCAGGACGCGCAAGCTGGCACAAGAGAAAGCTGGTCGCTTGAGAGTATTGCGCGAGAAGGAAGCGAATATCCTTGAGAAGATCGGTGCAGAGTCTGATGCTGCTGAGGTATTTATTGAGTCGCTTGCCGACAAGTTCGATGCAGAGACTTCTGCGGCAGACAAGGTGGAATCGTTAAGGGAACTACTTGATACTACTGCCGGAGATCCCGACTTTGTTGCTGACGCCGACACGATATTCGATGCCATTGTTAATCAGGAAATAGACGTTGCCGAGTACGAGGCGTTGATTGAAGAGTTGCGTAACGACCAGGACTTCGAGACTATACTTGAGGGTTCGTCGCGTTATATCAATATACAGAAACGAGCAAACAAGCTAAATAAGGAACTTGAGCAGGTTCGCTCCGAGATGACCTCACTCAAGGAGTCCGACGCCAATATCGCAGACATTATTGGCGACGAGTACATCAAGATTCGGGGTGACGTAGTTGAGGATATTCGCCAGAACCAAGCAGTCAAGTCGCTTGTTGACGGTATCCGACTTGGCAAGAAACTTTCGTCCGACCAAATATCAAGCGTACAGTCCGCGCTTACCGATGGTATCAAGAAGCTGGAAGGCACGGGCGTTTCCGATAAAGCGATCAAGTCACTGCTTCGGCGCGTTGCGGCTACCAAGTCCCCAGTTCGTTTACAGTATATCGTAAACAATCTTCCGACCATGTTACAGTCTGACATAGTGCGTCAGTCTAAACAGCAGTCTATTAAGAACACCAAGGCCATCATCAAGAAGTTCTCTAGCAAGAGAAAGAACAGCAAGGCATACTCTACGCTAGACGCTCAGGTCAGCGACGCCGTGGATACCATGCGCCACGCCGAGAAGAACCTGTCTAAGGGTGTTGGGCGCAGAGCCGAAGGTGAGAGCCTTGACGAATTCCAGACGCGCAAGCGCGATGTTATGCGCAACAGGTTTGCTGCCTATGTGTCTAAGATAATGAACGACCCGATGCCTGATAACGCGAAGAGCGTCGCTATCCAGTATATCTCATCGCTCGTTGAGGAACCTTCTTTCGTTGAGCAGGTAGAGATTGAGCAGATGGTTAAGGGCCTTGTCGGCATCGGTCGCGACATCAGGTCTGAGAAGATGGCGCAGCGTGAAGCTGAAATCTTTGACGCCACCAAGGATGTCGTCGACAAGAACCAGTCCAAGACCAAGTTTAATCCAGATAAGCTTGCAACCAAAATCAAAGAGGCGTTTTCTCAGCCAGGGAATATCCTTGTCAAGTCGTACAACACACTGCTCGACCAGATGAACATCCGCGACAACAAGGTTCTCGGACAGCTTGAGGATCTTAATATCCTTAACGCAGAGAACCGTACTCGTAATGATGACGAATTATTGCAAATGATCAAGGACACCGTCGGCGCAAAATACTTTACCAATGAATACCTTAAGGGCAAAGTGTTCTCGCGTGACGAAATTAAGATCGGCAAGGGGCGCATGGTCGAGTTCCTGAATACGCTCGACGAGGCTACCGACCTTGATACAGCCAAGAAAAATGTTCTTCGCTATATCCAGCACCGCTCCGGCGACAAGGGATTTGGAAGTGCGGCATCCAAGGTTCTTCGCGACAATGTCAGGGGTGCAGAGTCTATCTCAGACCTTACATCTATAGTGGGGCGTATGCCGCAAGACCTTCGCGATTCATACGCTATCGACTGGACTCATGGAGAGTTGATGTACTGGTATATGCTGTTGCAGAACGATGATATGCGCGAGTCTATCATGGCCCCGTGGGGTGACATGGCTATGTCCGAAGAACTTGTCGCCGAGATAGAATCCAGCATCACCGAGAACGACAAGAAACTTGTCGATGTGCTATCGAAAAAGTACGAGGAGATGTACGAAAAGATTAACGACGTCTACCGTAGAATCAATGGTACAAATCTGCAACGGGTAGAGAATTACACACCAGTATCTCGCGAAGCTGCGAACGGTAGCGACCTCCCGATAGATCCGGTAAACGATTTTGCTCACTACCTGTCGCCGTCCCTCACCAAGCTGAGAAACAATAACGCAATCCGTATTAAGGATCAAGACGCGGTCGATGTGTACCTGAAGCATGTACGAAACGCGCAGCACTATATCGACTACGCTGAATGGTTCGAGAAGGCAACACGTGTTATCGCTGGTGCGAGTCGAGACATTATTGATACCCACGGCATGAGCGCGTACCAGGCACTTCTCGGTCATATTCAGCTAATGGAGAAGGTGCAGAACATCGAGATGAACACTCAGTTCGCACCACTTAAATACTTCCGAAAGACGTTCATGCTGTCAACGCTCGGTGCGAACCCGCAGATTGGTGTCAAGCAGCTGACTTCCATATTTGCTATGGCTGATAACATGCCGACCACAGACTTTGTCGGGTACGTCAACGAGTTCTTCGAGAATCCAGCAGAGAACATACGACTCTTGCGAGAACATATCACCTGGCGAAACCGTGGCGACAGATTCAATAAGGAACTCGAAACAATACTTAACGATCACAAGATGCGTGTCGGTGGCAAGTTCTCGTTTCAGGACGCCATGATGCTTCCGGTTCGTATCGGTGACGCTATCCCTGTATACCTTGGCGGCTACGCCCAGTACAAACATGCACTCAACAACGGCAAGTCTAAGTCCGAGGCGTTGCAGATAGCAGCCAAGAAGGTAGAGGGTTCACAGCAGACATCGCTCGAAGCCAATCTGTCGCTCATGCAGAAGCGTAACGACGACATATCTAAGACCGTGACCATGTTTACGTCATCACCACTGGCGTTGCTTAACATGGAATTGCAAGCCATGTATCAGTACAAGAGCGGCAATATCACGGGCGACCAGATGATGCGTAAGATGGCTATATACCATGTCATCATCCCCGCGTTCTTTACGTGGGTAGCGTCTGCGTTCGACGCCGACGAAGAAGAGTATATCAAGTCCATGCTTATCGGGACAACGGGCAGTGCGCCGATTGTTGGCGCACCACTCGATATTGCAGCTACCTTTGGCGCTAATACGATTGCTTCTGCGCTTGGCCTCGAAAACGAGCTGCCCTACTTCGATAGCGCGGCGGCTGCGAATCCAATTGCCGACGCCGCAATGGGCCTTTTTACCATTAAGAAGAAAATTGAGGATGCCATAACCGACGTCACTTCTGGCGATCCAGTAACAATGGCTGAGGGTGTTGCGTCCGTGGCTGAGGCTATAGATTTTGTGTCGACAATACCGTCAGAGAATATCGCGGAGTCCACGGCTGGACTTCTTATGATGTTGTCTGACGAAGAAGATTCGGTTGATGGGCTTCTACAGTTCTGGGGCTGGTCGCCATACGTCATCGAGCAAGATGAAGATTAGCCGCCGATCTGGTATAATATAGAAGGTTTAACCGATAGAAGGTATCCATCATGTCAGTAACAGCAACCACAAATAAAGTACAATACGCAGGGGCCGGAACCACGGGGCCGTTCGCGTTCAACTATCCGGTGCGCGACCAGTCGGAGTTGGACGTCTATGTCACCGTCGACGCCACGGGAGTGCCGACGCTACAGACCATCACGACGCACTACACAGTGTCGGTGAACGATGACTTCTCTGGTGCGTCGGTTACGTTTGTGTCCAGTGTCGCCGC